ATGTTATAAAAATGACCATTGTCGATACTGAAGGTACAACGACAATTATAGAAATACCTATAGGAACAGGTAATTTTGGTCAAGACCCTGATACTCCTACAGGTGGTGATGGTGGTTAAATATCTTTTAACTGCAATATTACTATTACAAGGTTGCGCAGCAGTTCCAAGATGGACTGAAAATCCACAAAATTGTAATCCTAATATGTGGGGCCCAGAATATAATCACGATGTATGGAACTATGCAAAAGCATCTGGTAGAATCTTTACTAAAGCAATGCCATATATTTGTGTTGAAAATCCGGAAGTCGTTCGAATGCCTTCCTATATTGAATTATTAGAAATACCACCAGCAAAAGAAATGCCAGTGGTTGCTGTGTATCAATTTACAGATAAAACGGGCCAAAGAAAAGCAAGGCCTGGAATTGCAGATTTCTCAACAGCCGTAACTCAAGGTGGAGTTGAAATGGTGGTTGATGCTTTAAAAACTGCAGGTCAAAATTCATGGTTTCGTGTTGTTGAAAGAAATGGTATAGACCATTTAGTAAGAGAACGACAAATCATTCGAAGTGCAAGGCAAGATGTTGCTAAAAAAGAAGGCCAAGAAAAATATAAAGAATTGAATCCACTTTTATTCGCAGGAATAATTATTGAAGGTGGTATTATTGGTTATGATACTGACATTAAATCAGGAGGGCGAGGCGCACGAACTCTTGGTGTTGGTGTAAGTAGACAATATCGTCAAGATGTTGTCACAATAAGTATGAGAGCCATTTCGGTTCTAACAGGTGAAGTATTATTAAATGTACAAACTCGAAAAACTGTATTTAGTTATGGTACTGGAGGCGATGTATTTAAATTCATCGAGGAAGGAACACAACTAGTAGAGTTCGAAGACGGAATTGGAAATAATGAGTCGGTGACTTACGCAGTGCGAACAGCCATTGAGGCTGGAGTACTGGAATTAATCTACCAAGGCCACAGACGTGGTTATTGGGAAATCGAGGGGTATAACGAAAATGAATAAACTATATAGTGTGGTCCTATCTGGACTATTAGTGTCGACTGGATTCGTTTTTGCACAAGCCACTGATGATAACGAAGTTAATATATTACAATCAGGTGATACACTTAGTTTGTATATAGACCAATTAGGGTTTGGTAACAAAATAGGCGGAGATGATTTTTCATCTAGTAGCTCAGCTATGTCTATTACAGGTTCCAGCTTGAATTTTGATTTAGACTTCACAGGGAACCAAAACATTTTATTTGGGCCAGTTGTAGCAGATAGCTCTACTTATAAGCTTGACTTTACAGGTGATTCAAACGAAATCGATTGGAACATTGGATATATCGGAAGTGCTGATAGTTCAGACATAAACTTTGATGTAACAGGAAGTAGTAATACTTTTGACTTAGACCAAGGTTATGTTTACAGTGCAGAAAGATTGGATGCGGATTTAATACTCATTGGTAGCAACAACATCTTTGATGTTGATTGGGAGAGTGATGACGTTGTATGGAATTGGGACATAACCGGTAGTTCTAATAACATCAATACATTACAATCTGATGGTGCTAATGAAATGACCGTTGAATTAAATGGTGATAGTGCTGATATTGATATTAATCAAATATCTGGTACTTGTGCAGGTAACAATGTTGCATGTGTTTCACCAAATGCAATAATAACTTTGGATATTACAAGTGATAATGCAACAATTCAAATCAATCAAAAAGATTCATCTAGCGATTCTTAATTTGTTATTCATCGGTGGGGTCTTAGCTGACCCCATCGGCGAAGTGATAGAGCAGACCGGTTCAGGTCAAATTATAAGAGATAAAGAAGAAATACAGGTAGCAGATTTACCTGAGGTAGAACTAAACGATATCGCAGAAACTGCAAATGGTAAAATGAAAATTGAGTTTTTGGATAAGGCTCAATTGGATTTAAAGGAACATTCAGAGGTATTAATAGACGAAATATATTACGACCCTGACCCATCATTATCCAAAATGTCAATGAAGTTTACTATGGGAACAGCAAGATTTGCTTCAGGTTCTCTTGGATTAATTAATAAAGCAAACATTGATATACAAACACCCACAGCCACAATTGGTATTCGTGGAACAGATTTTACAACAACCATTGATGAATTAGGTAGAAGCTTAATTGTTTTACTACCTGACCAATATGGTAATCCATCAGGCGAAATAACTGTAACAAATTTAGGTGGTACAATTACTTTAAACCAAGCTTATCAAGCAACAATGGTATCATCACTGGATAAAATACCAACCAATCCTATACAAATTAATGGTATTACTCCATCAATGATTGATAATATGTTTATTGTGAATCCACCAAAAGAAGTAAAAGAAGCAATAGAAGAACAAGTACAAGATGATATAAACGACGACCAAGGAATACTTGATATTGATTACCTAGAATATAATGAATTGGAAAAGGACATCGAAGATTATTTGGACGAGGATTACGATGCGAGAGATAGATTAAATTACGATGCATTGGCTGGTGATTTTTTACCAGATTTATTAGATGTAGTAGAAGAATTAGTCCGAACAACAGCTACATTAGAAGATGCACAAAAAGGTGGAGATACAGTTGGTGGTTGGTCATTAAAAGGTGCTACATTTGGATTAAATAAAGATTCACAATATAATATCTTTGAAGAAGATGGTAATTTAATTTTATATAGAACGGTTAATGGTGTTATAAATATAACTATAGCCTCTGGTGGTAATGGATTTGTTAATACAAATGTAGAAGGTTACCAAGGAATAATAACATTTGGAAGCGGAGAAGGAATTGAAATCTTCATCAACCAAGGAAACTAAGAAATTATTAGTTTCAGTTTATACAAACGGAAAAAAGACAATATATGTTTACACAAATAAAAAGAACAATATATAAGTATTGGATAAGACCGTGGGGAAATTAATTTTACCATTATATTTTTTAGCATCAATGTTATATGCTGGTGCTACAGATGATAATCATATTCATATTGAACAACTCTCAGGTGGAGATAATTTAGATTTAACCATATCTCAAATAGGTTTTGGTAATGAAATTAATTTTTCATTCGACCATGCAAATAATACCTTTAATTTTAATCAAACAGGTAATGACAATTATATTGGTTGGGTTTCCTATTGGGGTTCAGGTAAAGGTTGGGGTGGTGATGTAGATGGAACCGGTAATGTAGAAAATGTTTCACAAACTGGTGGTGCGACATACGGAAGACATATATGGGACGATAATAATACTATTGATGTATATCAAAATGGAACTCATACCTTTAATATGGATGTTCATGTTGCTGATGTTGAAGTTGATTTATGGCAAGAAGGAACTGGCAGCCATTATGCTCATGTATATTTTTATGGTACAGCAGACGGCTCAATAGCAAATGTCATGCAAAAAGGTAATGCAAGTCATAACGCTCAAGTTGTTCTCGAAGGGACAGAAGAAACAACTCTTAATTTACTACAACAAGGTGCTACAAATCAAGCGTATTCACTAACACAAAACTGTAATACAGTTGGTGGTTGTAGTGTATCAGTGACTCAAGGGAATTAGGTATTACACTTTTTAGATTATATGAAATATTTAACATCAATTTGGACGAGTATTACACTTTGTATTACACTTTTGCTCGTAAGAGTATATGACCCACAATTAGTAGAAGAGTTCAGACTCAGTATCTTTGACCAATATATACAATCACTTCCAGTCGAACATTCAAATGATATTGTTTTAATTAATATTGGCGAAAAGTCATTAGAAAAATATGGTCAATATCCATGGCCAAGACAATACTATGCACAAATGATTTCTGATATAAGAAGTGCCAATGCTGGTATGATTGGATTTACTATTATGTTTCCAGAAGCAGATAGGTTTGGTGGTGATGAAGTCTTTGCCAGCTGGGTAAAAGATAATGGAATTATATTATCGCAAGATGCAGATTCTGAAGGAAGGTCTGAAAAAGCACCTTATGTAGGATATGCAACATTTGGATATAGTGGTAATGTATTGGATTTAACTTATCGCTATGGTGGATTAATTACAAATATAGAATCACTTGAATCAAATGCTTGGGGTGCAGGATTATTAAATGGCGCGCCAGAAGTTGATAATGTAACAAGAAGAATACCTTTAATGTCACAAATCAATGGAGATTTATATCCATCGTTTGCCTTAGAAACAATAAGAGCAATCAATGATAAAAAGAGTTATACAATAAAATTAAACGAAACTGGTATCGAAGAAATTATATTAAGACCTTTTCAGATACCTACAGATTCAAATGGAAGTATTTGGTTAAAATGGAATACACATTTCCAGGAAATAGAATATGATGGAACACCACTTCCTAATTTAGAAGGTAAAACTGTTATTGTAGGGGTAACCGCAAAAGGTATTGTTCCACAAACTCCTACGCCTGATGGATTAAAATATCCACATCAATTACAAGGTAATGCCTTACAAACTATTATGTCAGATAATCCCATATCAAGGCCACAATGGACCTATCCTATGGAATTAGCTTTAATGGTTGCTGGGGCTCTTCTGATAATATTATGTGTTTATTATGGTCCTGTCTGGCTTGGGCTTGTATCCTTCTTCGGTTCCGTTGTTGGCGTTGCGTTCGCCTCTTATTACTTCTGGACCTCAACTAGTATACTCCTTGACCTAAGTGGTGCACTTATATTATATATACTTTCTTTTACCTCATCAGCATTCAATAATTTTTATAAACAATTTAAATTACGACAACAAGTAAAGAAACAATTCGGTACATATGTATCACCAGATTTAGTAAAACAATTACAGAAAGACCCATCGCTTCTACGCCTAGGTGGCGAGAGAAAAGAAATGACATTTATGTTTATGGATATCTGTGGGTTTACTCCTATATCAGAACACTATAAAAACAATGATGACCCGGAAGGGTTAGTGATTCTTATAAATAACTATTTGGATACTATGACAAAAATCGTTTTAAAGAACGGTGGCACCATAGATAAATTTATGGGTGATTGTATCATGGCATTTTGGAATGCTCCACTTGACTGTGAAGACCATGCTGATAAAGCTGTGCAAACATCTATTGAAATATGCGAGGCTGCAGATGTACTTATACAACACCTTGAAGAGCAAGGTTTACCTAGGATTGATATTGGTATTGGTATCAACACAGGTACATGCATCGTCGGAAACATGGGCTCAGAATCTAGATTTGACTACTCCGTTATCGGAGATGCCGTCAACCTTGGGGCTAGACTCGAGGGACAAACAAGAAATTATGATGGGGTTCGAGTGTTGTTGGGACCAGAAACTTATCGAAGCTGTAAAGACAGAGCATTCTCTGAAGTCGATAGAATCCTTGTTAAAGGAAAATCCGAGAAAGTTACAATATACACACCAATCTGATATAAGTAAACAAATATGGTATACCTGGTATCTAGTAAATGCACTAGATGTTTATTCAACAATACAAGGATTAAAATATTCTTGTATAACTGAAGCTAATCCAACTCTACCAAAAGTCCCTCATAGAGACCATTTAATTATTCATAAAACTCTTTTGCTTTCCACCGTATTTAATCCTTATATAAATTATTGGAGTGAGACTCAGATAAATATGTTAAATTTTAGCATAGGGCTTGCTGTCATTAATAATATTAAACTTACAAATAAAGCAAAAAACAATCCTAATACCTGCCCTAAAAGATAAAAAAATTATATATAAAATTTATATACTTTAATTTAACTAGCGTGTTTACTTTTGCTATAGTCGTGGTATAATAACACTATATTAAATGATAAGGAGATAATATGGATTTAACAAAAACACTAGGTGAATACGATTCAGTCAGATACTGGCAAAGTGGTAAGCTTTACGATGGGTTTATTACAAAGGTAAATAAAGATTTTATCGAAGGTAGATTTTGTGAAACAAATGAATATGGCGAGAAATTTGGAGTATTCTTTAATACAATAATCTACAGACAATCATTTGAAGGATTAAACCTCCAATGGTTTTATGAAGGACAAGGCGGAGACAACTCAGCAATCGGTTGTGCCGGATATTGGGAAGAATTTAAGGTTGCATAAAAAAACCAGTTTCGATTGGAGGGAATAAGGTCTGTGAAAGCAACACCTGAATCAGCGACATACTGACTGTTAGTAAGGAACGCGACCAGAAGCAGCGACCTCCAATCACCTTTTATATTATGAACAAGAAAATTAGACAAAGACATAAAGAAACCGCAATGGTTGTATTCACAGGATTATTAATTAACTATCCAGTGAATTTATTTCTTTTATGGTTATTCATATCAGTTATGGATATTAAAGACCCACTCACATTAAGTATACTCATATCGTTCTTTTTAACGATAGTTGCTTACATCCGTGTGTTTATTGTAAGAAGTTATTATGACAAATAAAGTTTTGTTACAGGAGTGTTACATTTATGTTACTTTTGTGTTACTTTTAACATAGCGTGTTTACAAATGGCTAAAAATGGTGTATAATAACACTATAATTTAATGATAAGGAGAAAAAATGTCAAATCATATAAACGAACAAATCCTCGAAAGAATTTCAGAGGATGTAGAGCAAATGTCCACTAGCCAAATTCTAAGAGAATTAGATGGTGGAATGAAACCAGGTATTTGTGAATCCTGGGATATGAGAGTCGGAATGACCGACAGAAACTGGGCTGTAGAATCTTTAATAACTAAAAGATTCGAAGCTATGCCGGAGGGTCCACAATGAAAAACATATTATCACTAACACATCTTGCTACAAATATACCTGTAGACATTGAATTGGATTTAGTTGAACTGGCTTGGGCTAGAGATAAAAATCCAAAAACCATAAATGAATCCTGGGATAAATTATGTGAATCAGTTAAAGTAAGAACTGGCCATGATATACCAGGTAATTTTCAATTAAACACTTTAGGAGGAAATCCATGTCACTAACAAAGACTAATACATTCGATGACATTAAAGCAATGTTACAAAAAGAAAAAGAAAACCTAGAATTTCAAAAAACTGTTAAAAAGGTTTATAGTAAAAAACCAATTAATTATAATAGGTTAACACAACAAGTAAAAAAGGCTGCAGCGACAACCTCAAGCTTGGAATGTTTTAAAGAAGAAAACATGTATTATTCAGAAAAGGATACTGCAAGGTTTTTAGAAAATACATCTTATGTAGATGCCTATAATGCTAATAAATTCGCAGATGGAGATTATTAATGAATAATGTAATTAGAAGATGTATCGCTCTAAAAGAAGCAAGAGATAGAGCACAGGACCCAGACTTTAAATTGTTATGGGAACAAAAGAGATTGGAATTAATTAAACTTGCAGAGAGAGGAGGAGTTACAAGTGAGTCAATACAATGATAGAGTCGAAAGACAAAGACAAAAGATAGCAGCAGAGGACTGGGCGGCAAAGGTAAAAGCCATTCATGCACATTCACTTGGTTCAATGTATTACGATACCAGACCAGAGGATACTGAAGATGGTAAAAGTGTCCTTGATGTAGAGTATAATTCTGGCAGAATTGAAAGAACTTTGGATTCAGGTGAAAAATTTATCTTTACAAATTATGAATTAAAAGGTGAAGAACTCATCAGTGCATTTTCACAAAATAATTAACATTACGTGTTTACATTGAGCCCTAGTTATGGTATAATGGTACCATCAAATGATAAGGATAAATTATGAAAAAAACTAAAAGAAGTCCGGTGAGTACTCTAACTCACACAACCAGAGAAGTGGCAATTCACTTCCTCGCATGGAGAGAAAAACTAAGAAATCAATCGATGATTGGTCATAATGGTGGCCCAAAGTAATGGGGGCGACTAATTTTTATATGGGTTCATTACGATATGACCCAACAGGTAGGAAAAGAAAAAAGCATGCCTCTAACAGAGTAAAGAAAAAACCTGTTGAGTTTAAGCCGATAACCGTTGAGTTATCTTCTCTTGACCGAATAAGAGCCAGACAAGCAAAACAATATAAGTCCATAATGGAAGAATATATGCAGACTGGTAATTATCCTGATTCAAATACAAGTAAAAAAGAAACAATGAAATACACTGGAACATTGGTAAAAGGTATTGCAACAATGCATAAATCAAATGCCGTCCCAGTTATTTCACAACAAGAAGCTGAGGATATCAGCAAGATGAGGAGAAACTAATGCATAGGTTACTTGATTTTATAGAAGCTATAATTCTAGGGTTCTTTAAATTATTTGCATGGATTTTAATTCTCGGAACAATACTAATAATAGCAGGAGCCTTATAATGGAATATATTATTACACTTATCGCAGCAGTGTTTGCTTATGGAAGTGCACATGTTGCTGAAGAACAAAAACAAGGAAAGGTAATACCATTGCCTTGGGAAAAAGCTAATAACAAAACATTTGATAAATCAAATATCAAATACACAGACGGAGATAATACATAATGTACAATTTTGAAGATATAATGATTAAGCTTGATGATATGGAAGCTAAAATCGATACTCTTATCGAGAGAAAACAAAAAGAGAATAAGGAAAACACACCAGAGTATACATACGAATATTATTCATCATACTCTAATGATATCGGCGGAGAAAAGAGAAGTGCTGAAGTATGCAAAAGAGGCGATGGCGTTTGGTGTGTAGAAAAATTAATCGATGGCGAATTAATGGAATTATTACCATTACCAGGTAAGAGTGAACATTACGCTGAAGATGCAGCTGAAAATTTCGTATTATTAGCTTAAGTTACATGACCGGGTCTCATCAACGCACTCCTTATCACCCGCGGAGACCTGGTCACTTTACATTCAATGAAAAATGTGTTATAATATATAAATCAACAATTAAGGAGAAATATGGTAGTTAAAAAAAGAAAAAGAGGTCCAAGTCTAGATGAAAAATATCTAGGAGCAGAACCAATCTTTACCCCAGAACAGGATAATACCGATATGAGAGCTTGGACAAAAGCTACACATTGGTATAATTATTTTTATAAATCAAAAGATTATATGCCAACAACCTTGCAGTTTGCAAAGGAACATTGTGGTTATAATAAAACAAAACTTTCAGTATTAAAAAGGTTACCGGCCTGGAAATATATGGAGGTCAATAAACCTATTAAATTATTATATAGAGGTTGGCCATACAATGAAGATTCTATTGGTTTAATGAAGGAATTTATTGGCGAAAGATATAAAGATGCTTTAAAGGAAAAGAAAATCGAAGAAGCCAAAAAGGCAAATGTGGTTGTTATTACCCCGGCAGAGAGAACGAGAAGAAAAGTATTGGATACCATTCATCATGATTGGGATACTGAAATAGTTGAAGGTTGGTTAGAGGGAAACTTTAAACAAAAGTTTTCTGCCTTTAATAGATTTAAAATGCATGGATTAAAAGGTAATGCAATAAACATGTTTAAGGCTTTACTAGATGCTGAACATGAAAACATCAGTGCGGCCTATGATAAATCATGTGACCAATGTGTAGAAGCTTATTCACATTTCACTAAGGGTGAGAAAAGAAAAATTTTAAAACAGTTCGAAGAAGTGTACGAGGACCTTGAAAGATTAAGGTTATCCTTTAAGGCAGCAAAAACACCTCGAACAAGAAAACCAAAATCATCAGATGCTCAAGTATCGAGGCTCAAGTATTGTACTGAAGACCTTGACTCTAAGCTTACTTCAATTAATCCGATTATGGTACCCGGTAAAAATAAATTGTTTGTTTATAATATAAAACAAAGAAAACTTATTGAATATGTAACTACTGCGACAAGTGGTTTTGAAATATCAGGTACATCAATCAAAAACTTTGATAAGAAGGAAAGCAAGTCAGCGACACTTAGAAAACCTGATGATATATTACCACAGATACTCAATAAAACTGAAAAGCAAATTGATAAAGTGTGGGATACCATTACAACGAAAATAACTAAACCAACAGGACGCATTAACGCTGACTGTATATTAATGAGGACTTTCTAATGCTATCAGTAGGAGATAAATTCCCAGCTTTCTCACTGCAGGGAATTAATGAAAAAAATGAATTTGTGAGAGTAAATATAGAAGAAGGTTACACACCACATAAACATGATTGGTCTGTAGTTTATTTCTATCCAAAGGACTTTACCTTTATCTGCCCAACAGAAATTGCAGCAATGGATTGCTTAGTTGAACATGCAAATGTAGTAGGAATCAGTGGAGACAATGAGTTCTGTAAATTAGCTTGGAAAAAAGATAATGAATTAATAGGTAATATTAATCATACTCTTGCAGCTGATTGTGGATTAGGATTATCAAATACTTTAGGTATTGTTAACGAAGAGGAAGGAGTTTGTTATAGAGCAACTTTTATCTTTGATAGGGATAGAACTATTCAACACGTATCTGTAAATGCTCTTGATACTGGCAGAAGTGCAAAAGAAGTATTAAGAACATTACAAGCATTACAAGCTGGTGGTTTAACTGGCTGTTCATTTGAGGTTGGCGATGAGTTTGTCGGTTGAAATAGAAGGTAAAATTATGACCAAAAAGAGATTCTCTATGGCGGTTGAGAAAATAGTGGCAACTAGACCAGGTGTTTCATACATTGATGCGGCAATTGCCATCATAGAGGACAGAGGTATGGATTATTCTAATTTAAAAAGGTTATTATCACCATCGCTTAAATCTAAAATTGAAGAAGAAGCTTCTGGCTTAAATTTAATTAAAGGCGAAAAGAAGAATAAATTACCTATATGATAGACCCATTTGATTCCTATAAATTATATAATGCATTAAAGTTACATTTTGAAACTGATTACGATGCATTAAAATATAATTTTAAAACTAATGTTTCTGCAAAATCATTTCTGAATCGAAGAGATAAATATTTCTTTGCCAAGATAGCAAAAACATATGAAAAGGACTTAAAAGGATACTATGTAGCTAACTTTAAAAACGATGTCTCCTATGTAGGAGAAATGGTCAATGAAGTTGGCGAAACTAATTATATCAAACATAGAAAAACACTTGAATCATTATCGCGTGTGTTTCAAAATGATATAAATAAACTAACAGAAGAACAACCAGAGTTTGATGACCTATTCAAATCCGAAGATGGTCAACACCCACTGGTAATTCAACTGTGGATGCAAGAAGAGATTAGTTTAGAGACTATTGTTATTCTTAATTCCTTGATAGGGTTTATACCTAGAGAATCCAAACTAATATCAGATACATTAATTTGGCCTGATATTAAAAGGAAAATCGAAAAGTATAGTCCCTTTGTAAGCTTTGATAGTACTAAGATGAAACTTATTTTACTAAAAGGGTTTACAAATACATTATAATATGTTATAATATAACTATATCATGCATAAAGTGGATAATACAGAAAAGTCGCAAGACTTAATACAACGCAATACAGGAGAAATACAATGTCATTTGCAAATCTAAAGAGCACACGAGGCTCATCAATCGATAAACTCGTTAAAGCTGCAGAAGCAGTATCCACAAAACCAGAAACTACATCTTATGAAGATGATAGGCTATGGAAACCTACCAGAGATAAAGCAGGAAATGGTTACGCTGTAATCAGATTTTTGCCAGCTAAGGAAGGTGAAGATTTACCTTGGGTAAGATATTGGGACCACGGTTTCAAAGGTTCTACTGGCCTATGGTATATTGAAAACTCCTTAACTTCTATTGGACAGCAGGACCCAGTGTCAGAGTCAAACTCTGTACTATGGAACTCTGGAAGAGATGAGGATAAGCAAATTGCAAGGGATAGAAAAAGAAGATTACATTATGTAAGTAATGTTTTAATTGTTTCTGACCCAAGCAACCCAGAAAATGAAGGAAAGGTCAAACTGTACAAGTTTGGTAAGAAAATCTTTGACAAAATCATGGAAGCTATGCAACCTGCTTTTGAAGATGAATCACCTTGTAATCCTTATGACTTCTGGGAAGGCGCTGACTTTAAAATCAAAATCAGAAAAGTAGAAGGTTGGGTAAACTATGATAAATCAGAATTTGCTACACCAAGTGCTTTATATGATGGAGATGAATCAAGACTTGAGGAAGTGTATAATCAACTTCATAATTTACAGGACTTTTTAGACCCTAAAAATTATAAAACATACGATGAGTTAAAAGCCAAACTCAATAGAGTATTAGGAGTTGATGCTGGAATGGTTGAAACAGACCCATTCGAGGCAACTACACCTACAGCAGAAGCACCATCAATGACCACTGCAGAAGCAGAATCATTTGGACAACCTGCTGAATCAGAAGATGATACATTAAGTTATTTTGCTAAATTGGCTAAAGAGAGCTAAAGAGCTCATTAGAGCTAGTGCTTTCGGAGGGGACTGAATGGTCCCCTTTTTTTTATCTGTCGTCCTGGAGCGAACTACCGATATCTGATTTTTGATTGTTTTGAACTATTACAGAAGTATTTGCAACACTTGATGCATTACCACCAGTGACTATATTAGTGGCGTTACCTCCAGTTTCAGCCATCTTTAATAAGGCATTTTCAACTGACATATTACCTACAGTCATACCTTGTATTGGTCCTGGAGTAGACATGGAAACTCCTCCAGCATTCATGTTTAAAGCACCTCGTAATCTTTCAATACCAGCCGATGCATTATCCATATCATCTTGGAAGTTTTTTATACCAACAAACTTTTCTTTAAATATAAAACCCTCGGAACCACCTACTATTGCAAGTTCAAGTGTTTTAGAAGCGGCATATAAATCCTTTGCTAATTTTTTCGCATCAAAATCAATATTAACATTTGAAAATTTACCCAAGGCCATAGCAAAATCATCAAATGCATCAGCACCTGCTTGTACATCTGCAGCATTTTTACCTAATTCAATTGCCTGGTCAACTGGATTTTTTGTACCAGTAAAGAATGATACAACACCTGCTCCTAAGTCTGCTATTGCATTTAATCCTTTACTACCAGCAAAGGCTGCCAAGCCTAAACCTAAATCAGTTAATGCTGTTTTTACTGCTTTACTTTTTTCTATATCGGCCCCATCGCCCATTGATAATAATGTTTCAACTTCTGTCTTAATATCGTCTGCAAAATTATCACCAGCAGTAAATTTAGTAAATGCATCAGAAATACCTGCTGCACCTTTACCTGCTGAAAATGCAATTAAACCAGCACCCAATGCAGTCATTGTTCCTATAAAATTCTTAAGGCCGCCTTCTCCTAGTCCTGCACCTGGTAAATTAGGAATTGTTAATAGTGTTTCAACTTCGTCTTTAATGTCCTGTGCGAAATTATCTCCAGCAGTAAATTTAGTTATGGCATCTGCGGCTCCTGAACCTGCTTTACCTATGGCGAATGCAACAAGACCAGCTCCTAATGCGGTCATTGTCCCTAAGAATCCTGCCTTTTCTGGGTCTGTTTTTGGTACTAAATTAATTGATAATAATGTTTCA